CTGCTTCTTTTACTTGAGCCGCAATTATTCCAGCGTGGGCTTCTTTGTCTGCCGCAAGTTTTCTATTATATGCAGATTGCATATCAACACCTTTTCCAAAGTCTAACGCACTAACAACTTCCGCACCCATATTGGCGAGTGTACTTGGTATACCTGTCAGATTTGATATATTGCCTTTTATCAAAGAGCCGCCGTAAGAACCGCCAACATTGTCTGGGCGAGGTATCATATTTCCACTTTCATCTTCATAAAGACCTTGCAAAAAACGACCCTTCGATGGGTTGTTAAAACTTGTTGGCATAATATTAGTAACATTTTTAATGCCATCCATCATACCCATGTTAGCAACACCCATCATATTCATAGCTATATCTTCTTGGGCAATTCTTTGCTCTTGGGATAAGTTATTCATTTGTTCTGGCGTCATTGTATTTCCGATAGTGTCTGTTCTCGGATTGTAGTTGTCGGAAGATATGACATCAGCTAAATCTTGCATTTCTTGTGCGCCTAGTTTTGCACCAAATGAATTATTCTTGGACATTTCATCTAATAGCGCCTGATAATTATCATCACTGCGAGATTTACGCCTCATCGCCACCATATCTTGTACGGCTGGATCTACATTCATTCCACCTAAGTCGCCTGACGCGGCTGGCTGTGTTGACATAATTGGAGATCCATTTGCATCATAACCAATTACAACATTTGCAAAGCCGCCAGTTGGATTATTGTAGTATGAGCTATTCGACCCATAATCAGTAGTGTTTGCTCTGAAACTTGGGTTTTGCCCCTGCATTTCCATAGCCACGCCACTCGCTGGGCTTGCCCTGTAAGCGCCACTCGGATCAAATCCAGTGTAAGGATTTACAAAGAAACTATCTAGTAATGCTTTTTGGTTTGGCCTAAAATAACCTAATGTATCCACTGCATCTTGGAACATTGGAGCTGACGAGTAACCTGTTACACCATTTGCGTAAGTTTGTGGCGCACCCATGTTGCCCATAATATCTGTCGGGCTTGTCGGTGTAGCCATACCAAATGCATTTGCAGTATCAGCCGTATTTTGAAATGCCGCCTGTTGCATCGGATTAAATGCCGCAACGTCCGCGCCGTAATATGGTGTAAATCCAACCTGAGATATTGCGTCAGCTTTTGCTAAATTTGCCCTAGCCGCATTTTCAATATAATCTGGTACTGTAATTTCTGATGTGGTTGAACCACCTTTTCCGCCTGACATTATGTTAGCTCCTTAATATACGACGAATGAAGCTGATCCCAGCCATGATCCGATAGTGGTTTTTTCCATCCAGCGCGACCTGTCATCGTCAATGCTGAACACCCTTGAGCCTTTGCCCAATTAATTACGTCAGTGTGCATATCCATTATTTGATCCAACTCGCCGCCGCCAAGAAATATATTTAAATGCTTCTTTAATGGATATACCACAATTTCAGACACTATGCACCCCCTTGGTGTAGGCCAAAGTTGCATTGTGCCTGCCTTAATGCCTTCTACTACATGAATAAAATCGTGAGTACCGCCAGAATACTCTAAAGCGGCTTCAATCCATTCCCTGCAATTTTCAATTACTTCATCCATGTGTCCTCGTTATAGATAGTGTAGAGGCTGGTAAAGCTGGCACTGATCCAGACGCCGCAGTGTAATTTAAGAAGCCATTTATGTTATCCATCATATAATTTACTTCAAGATAATCCCCAGCCGCCAATGTAAATATTTGTGTTCGACTTGTCACCATTGTGGCATTATTTCGATGCATCGCAGTAGTCATGGCACTATTTGCTACGGCAGTGCCATTGACGCTAGGCCAAAAATAGAAGTGTACTGTGTTTGAGCTGTTCGATGATATTTGTGCAGAAAACGATACAACATATTCGCCAGCTTCCTCAAACACAATTCTGCTTGTCGGCGTGCCTTGCGTAATTCTTGAATTGCCAGATGGCGCGTCATAGATCAGCTTGTATGCCGTATTTGCCGCAACTGGTGTAACATCTGATGTTTTAATAAAATTAGCGTGTCCACCCTCAACAACAATTTGCCGAAACTCTCCACCCTTTGACACAACAGGATATTTGTAAATCCTATTCCACATAAGAGTTGCATCATCAGATGCGTTTTCTTCGCCGTTCTGTTGAACTAACGTAGATCGAGTTTGTGATAAATGCTGAACAAGTCTGCGACCCCACGTCCGCCAATCGTTGCCGATGACGTCTGGGGCTTTCTGTGGCTGTTCGCTCATCTCGCTCCACCAGCCGTAACATTAAGTCTATTTATTCCGACGCGCCAATCAGCTAAGTTAGCCGCGTCAATCCTGAGCTTAACTTGCCTGCCTGTAAATCTTAATGACGTTGGGTTTGACATAGAGAACGCGCCATATGAGCGCTCTTCGCCATTCGGGTAAAACCTCGTCTTAAATGTGACTGTGACGTCGCCCTGCGTCTTTTCATCTGGGATCATTTCTGTGACTGACATTACACTCTCGCCAGTGCCTAGCGCAATTGAGCCACTTTCAGCAAATGGCGCAAGTGTGCCATAATCAAAACCAATCTCATGCTCGTATAACTTGTTGTTTTCTGCGCTTGCCCAAATAGGTTGCCTAAACGTACCCATATCAAATCCAGCAGTTCTGCCTAGCTCACCAATATACCACGTATTCTCGACGTAGTTATAAACGCAATATCTGTCATTTTCTGTGCTTGATCCAGATGGATAGAACCAAAATATCTCGCCGTATGTGCTGTTTGTCACTGCAAAAACTTTTGATATTTGTGCGCGGTTTATATCAGAGAATACATAGTCTGATATTTCGCTTTCGATTTGTTGCACCGCGCCGCCTGCGTAGGCATAGAATGAGTGATTACCCATCCAGAACGCGCCCTTATCAACTGATGCTATAGCCTTGTTTGCTATTAATCCGCAACTCGCTCCAACACGCTCAATACCATACACATATGGTGCGCCAATGTAATTTGCTACGTGTGCATCCATACTTGTAAGTATTAGCGTTTGACCCTGCACACGAATGCCAGCCATAATTCTGCCACTTGTGTTAAGCTCTAAGTCACCAGCTTCATTTGTTGCGGCAGGCGTCCATGTGGAACTATCTTCCCTATCACACCACTGAACCTTACGTTGGTTTCCGCCTGCACCTAATGCAAACAAAAATCTCTCTTCGGTTACGACAATGCTCTCATTGTTTGTTGGTGCATTCGCCAAAACTGCGGCTGGTGTGGAATTACTTATTTGCCACTCATAAATTTTACCATCATCCTCATTACAGGCAACAAGGTACTCACCCCATGTATCTAATGACCAAGTTGTTGCAGGCTGTATTCTCGCTGTGTCTGGACGAGCTACGCCGTAGGCATACTGCCCAAAGTAACTTCCGCCATATCCTGTAAATGCCTCGGCGTCTTCACGGCCAGCAGTTAGCCCAACTGGCGTTATGTCGTGTCGCACGCCTTGGGATGTCCAGCTATAAAGTTTATTATATGTGCCGCCGACTATAAATCTGTCTTGGTTGTTTGCAATCCAAGTAATTAATCCACGAATTTTAGCATTGGCCGCCGTATCTGATCTGGTACGCCAGCCACCCATTGGACGCATTGTACCATCGACCCATCGAATTAAGTTAGCGTCACGCCATCGACCTGACGCTTGTAATTCAGTGCCGTTGCGGTAAATGCCAGCAGGGATGTCTAATGGTATTAGTGGCATGTTTACCTCGTTTTATAAGTTTCTGTTACTATAGCATATTTTGCGCGTAATGGACAATATAACCCTTATTCTGGCTTAGTAGGCCACGTCACTGTGCTATTGTTACTTTATCATCAGATGTGTTTCGCTCTAAGTTAACGATAGACCATGTGCGTGTTGTTGCCATAATAGCCTCCTTTATATTTCTTGTGCATCCATAGCTGTCTGATATGCAGTCTTTACTGCGTCTGTCCAAACTGCATTACATATTGCTTGTACTTCGGTTGACTGATCACTGATGTCAGTGTCTGCCCATG